CAGTCTTCTTAGATGCGTTTCAATTGATTATTGGATCGCTATAGGAGGTTTGATGCCTGAGAATCTTATTGATAGGTCTCGAGGTAACTACTCCGAAATTAGGGGTTTCCTTAATTCCGAAGCTGTTGCCGCCACCCAGTATAATCTGGATGGTTCTGTCAACTTCGTTCATTCCTTTCTAGGTAGAACTTCCCCGTTGCCGGACTATGACCTTATGGCCGATAGTTCTTCTCCGAGGAGTAAAAACTCGTCAGGATTTAACGCTGGATATTATCCGTCATCTCCATGTTTTCACATGAAGATGAAGTTGTCTGAGATTGGGCCTATCTACGATTGGGGTTCTTTACCAGGTGATCCCTATTTTCAACTCCGATATGATGTCGGAGGTAGGGCTTACGTGTGGCTCAATGAGTCATTGTTACAGAACCTAATCGGTCCCGACCAATGGATGGGCGGGGGATTCTCGCTTCGTGTTCCCTCAGACTTGAGATCGAGTCTCGCCGAGCAAGCATTTAATTACTTCTCGGATGTATTCCCTACAAAACTCAGCTTAGCTGAGTTTATTCAAGGGTTTACGCAGCTTAGTAGCTTGCTACCAAAGCTTGAGTCTTCGATCACTAAAACGATTGGGAGTGGCTATTTAAATAAGACATTTGGTTGGGATAACCTCCTGTCCGATTTAGATACCATCTCGTCTGGTGTGGATACCATTATTGCTCGTATGGATTATCTCCATCGAACTTTTGGTATTCCTACTAGACTTGGCTTCGCTCGCGGAGATGTGTATACACCTAACTTTGAAAGTTTTGTGCATCACGACTATGGCGGCGTTGTCAACCAAACTCGTATAGCTCTACATAGTTATAAGGTGGATTTTCGAGCAACGTGCTGGATTTACCAGCATCTCGATTTCATCCATGATTTTGTAGGCTTCCTGAGGGTGATGGTCGGTGCTTTGGGATTGAACAATCCAGTCAAGGCTTTTTGGAACACTGTTCCATTGAGTTTTGTCGTGGATTGGTTCTTTAATATCTCACAGCACTTGGATAATCTCACTCGTATTAATCCGGCGATGGGGTGGGACGTTACAAACGTCACACATTCATTTACGTATTCGTTTGAGTGGGAAGTTTCACCAGTACGATATAATGGAGGAGTTAATCTCCAATCTTATATCGTTCCTGCGACCGTTTACGAACGTGGCATCGGTCTTTCATTTCCTTGGGAGTTGCTGAATCCCGAGGAATTATCGCCAACTCAGCTTACTTTGCTTCTGGCCATGCTTCATCAGCTTGGCTAGAGCTCTATACGAGGAGTCAACAATTATGTCATTAACAGACACTCTTACGCTTGACGGTTCTACTGGCACCGAAGCTACATTCTCTCTACAAGGTAGAGACAATCAGGGCTCTCGGCGCATCGATTCTGCATCCACCTTGACCGAACCTCGTTTGCTCGTAATAAAGCATTCGAAGACCGGTACTGGTGCTAATGCTATCGATCGCCATCTGGTTCAGTTCTCACGAACTGAGTTGGATAGCGCTACCGTACCGCGGACGGCCATAGTTAATCTAACTATGGCTGTTCCCCAGTCTGCTGTTTTTACCAGTAGCGAGATCATGGACATGGTTGCATACCTTGTCGATCTCGTTTCCGACGGTGGTTTCACCGGTTCGGGTTTTACTGGTACTGTGGCACTTGCACAGCTGCTAAGATCGGAGAGTTAAATGCCACTTTTGCCTTTCTATAAAGGGAAAGGTTCAGTGTCATCTTCTCTGGCCTGTTCCGCAGTTGCACTCTTACTGGGCATAGGACTGTTAATAACAGTTTTCTATGCTCTAACACTTACTAAGTAACACCTAGCAATATGTGTTATGACAGAAAACGTTGGCCTTGGAAAGGACTCCTTAATTGGAACCTTCGAAAAGCCAAGTCAGCTTTTATGCTGACCTCCTGGAGCAGTTGCTCCGTTGCGATCCACTTGACGTCGCATCATCTACTCTCAACAAAGATATCGATGTTTTAAAGCATCGGTGTTCTTGTGAGGGCTTGTCTTTCCTTACAAAAACTCTTCCAAAACTTGGGAAAGCTTTTGATCAAGGTTTGGCATCTACCATCTTCTCCTTGCCTAGAGAATTTAAACATTCTCATAGTCAAAGTAGTATACCCGCATTTATGCAGGCGTACTTTAAGTTGGTTTTTGATGCATATGGCGTCCTCCGGGACAATGCGGATCCTGCAGCAGTTTCTCACTGTCGGCAGGTTCTGTTTTTCGTTTACAAGCTTGAAGTTCCATTTACTGATGAGCAAAATCAAAGAGTAATCGATGATTTTGTTTCCACAGATGGATCTCTAAAGCTTGAGCTTGATAAAGACTCTCGAGAAATTCTCGAAGTAGCCTCTTTTATCACAGCTGATGTGTTTTCAGGGTTTGATCCCTTAGACATATCTCCACGACACGGTCCTGGTGCTGTTGCGACTGGTGAACGCTTAGAGGAGAAGTGGGAGTTTTCCCGTCTCTATAATAGTATTCACCAAGTCTATCCCTACTATAATTATTTTATGGTAGGAGGTGGCAGAGAG